CTAAACTGAAAATGATTCGTCGGTATATTGATCTAATTTGCGACGCTTGATAAGGCGTTTGTTCCCTACCCACAAAACTAGGTTGCACCTAGAATCGTTGGTAATTTCTCGCAACTTGTTAATTCCGATTCCTGAATATGCCGCCGCTTCTTCTAAAGTAAGGTTGCTTTTTTCCCAGATAGGCACTGATTTCATAACCCCTCCTTATATGGCGGGCGGAGCGGATTTGAGCCGCTCCGCCTTTCGTCTATCTTCCAGTGCTGCCGAATCCCCCGTCTCCGCGTTCAGTTGTCCCCAAATCTCCTTCGATGAAGTTAACATGCGCAACCGGCGCAATTACAAGTTGTGCGATACGGTCCCCATGATTCACAGTATAAGGCTCTATACTGTCATTATGGAGCGCAACGATGTACTCTCCTCTATAGTCGGCGTCGCACAAACCTACGCAATTAGCAGGTCTAACCCCATTTTTAGTAGCTAGTCCGCTGCGGGCGTAAATCAGTCCTGCAAAGCCGTCCGGAAGAGACATGGACAGCCCTGTTGGAATCTTTACAGTGTGGAATGGCTTGATGGTTACAGGAGCGTCCAGACAGGAATACAGGTCGTATCCTGCCGCATATGCGCTGCCCCGAGTGGGGGTAATTGCGTTATCACTGAGCTTTTTGAGAGTTACGTTCATTTACAGCTTCTCCAATTTAATACTTTATTGATAATCTTATAGAAAATGTTAAAGGTTTCTGAGAAAGGCATTTTTCTGACGTTAATAATATCATCCGTAACGCTCCACGCTTCTTCAATCGGGTATTCGTATTTCAGTATAGCGGAGCCGTTATTACCCCACTGAGATCCCCACGAATTTAGAATTTTCCAACCAGATGAGGTCCATCCATAGATTAAAACACCATGATATCCCTGTACCTTTCCGTAGGGGAGAATTTCTCCTTTTGAATTCTGTGTAAGGTCATGATATACGGGGATATTGATTAGTACTGGTCCGTTGTTCTTCAGGGCAGATTTGATTTCTGAATCGGTTTCTACCCTTGCATAACAGCTTATCCGGTTTGGTGCAGCCTTTTTCTTCAGATCAGACAGACGTTGCTCTACTCTGTCAATAATTCCGGGGACTTCTTCGTTATAGGGGAAGTCCCTTTCTTTTACGTCTCCGTATTTACAGGCGACTGAAAGAGCGTCGCGCAGGTAAAGGCCGGCTCCCTGATACTCATAAGGTCGGCATCCGTAAAGGAATCCGACGGAAAACCCCTCTTCTGTCCCCTGCTGCCTCTTATGATGGTACTCAATAATTGAGCTGAGGGCATGAGCCACGCAGGAGCATATCGAGCCCTGATTCTTTACGCATGGTTTTTCCAGCTCGTATTCCTCGGGAAACACCATCGTCGCGGCGGGCTTATAACGGTAATCCCTGATATCTATCTTCGGGCGAAGTGCGCCGTATTTATGTAATGAATTCATAACTCATTCCTTTGTTTTTATATACAGCCCGCAGTGGCAGGTCGTACCGGCGGGACTTTCTCTGAATTCTTTGCAGATACACTTCGTATCTTCTGTCTTTTCCAGCTTACAAGGACAGTATCCCCCCGATTCTTTGAGTGCGTTTCTTACTTCAGTTACGTGCTTCAGATTGTTTACGACATGAATTTCCATAAAATCTCCTTATCAAAAATCGGCGTAAAACCCCTGGCTTTAGATATGGGGAGTATGTCAAGATATCCTGACCGCGTACTGGTTATCAGAGGCAAGCTCGACTCCGAGCACAGGGTCGTAATGAGGGGTATGCCCCGGCATGTAGCGTCCGAATTTTACAACGATATTGGGGTAATGTTTTAAGGCGGCAATTTCAGTTGCAAGCTCGTCCTCCCGGTAGCCGGTATAAATAACAACATCGTCGTTAATCCCGGAACCGCGCAGGCACTGGATAAAGTCAATCAGTTCGGAGAACTGAAGCATAGGCTCCAGTCCTCCAATCACAATCGCCTGAGTAATGGGGTTGCCCTTATATTCCGCAATAATTTTATCTGGCGGGACATCCATAGTGGGCTGTCTGGCAATTTCGGAATTTTGGCAGATTGATACAGGCAGCCCTTGTTCAATGGGGCACTTCCATGTGCAGGAACAGGAAGCGAGCATCATGGACGGCAAGCGGTAATTAACAAAATCTTCGTATGAAATATTCTTCAGCTTCATCACAAAATCACGTCGTTCAGGTTCATCCAGTCTCTCTCTGCAAGCTCTGCCCTGCGTCCTTCGCTCCACGACTTTGTAGGAACAAGATATCCCACGATTCTTTGATAGGTTTCAGACGGAATATCTCCGCAATAGGGACAGGTAGAGGTTGTAAAACTATGCTGCTGGTCATCCAGATTGATTTTCAGGTTATATGCAAAATAGATTACGCCCTGTTCTGCCATATAATTCAAAGTGCGCCACGCCTGTTCTGAATTGTTAAACGGAGCGTCAATCTGAACGTGTGTGATGCATCCTCCCCCACACTTGGAATCCAAAATACCTGCAGCTCTCGCTCTGGCCTGAATTGTTGCCTTATCCTTCAGGCTGATCCACTGGTTCCCGGTAATATAATCATCAGACCCATAAAGAATTTGATTCTTTCTTGCAATTTTAATTGCCCCGTTTTCCATTGGGGTTTGCTCAATATTGATGGAATAGTCAAAGTCGTAGCTGCCTTTAATCTGATTGATTTTATCCAAAATAGAGCTTGCAAAGTTAAGCCCTTCCTCTGTGTAATCCCAGTATCCAAATTCATCTTGACAGGTAAAACCAAAATGTTTGGCAGCCTCCCAAACTCCGTTAATCCCAATGGTGTTCATCTGGCGCTCAAACTTCATAAGATCATAGCTGTAGTTAGGGAGCAGGCCCTTTTCAACATTTCTTTTAATAATGCTGCGCACCACATCATTTGCTTCAATAATGAGCCTTGTTTTACGTTCAAGGACATCAAAGAATCCGTCAACGTCTTTGGATTGGTAGGCAAGCCCGGCCATATTCAGCGTAGTGACAACAACACTTCCGATGTCTAATGAAGATCCTCCGATAGAATTCAGAACCCCTGACAACTTCTCTTTCTTTTCTACCTTCAGATCTGTAATTGAAGATAAGAGCCGGCAACATGAGGCGGCAGAAGTTGTGTCCGGAGAGATTAAGAAATTGGAATCGGCCCATCGCATATTATGGTCTGACATCCACCGGGCGAACTCAGGATCTTTAAACTCTCCATCCCGATATACAAGGCAGCACGTTAGTACCGGATATGTATACAGATTTGTCTCCCGCATTTCGCTGAACAGCTCCAAAAATCGCTTTTGAAACTCAATAAACTCATCAATGCAATCAATGAAGCATGTACCGTCAGGATATACAAAGTCTCCGAACATTTCTTCGCAGTAAACACGGTCATACGTTGAGATATTTGTATAAGCACACTGGGAAATTCTCAGATAAGGCATATTAAGATCGAAGATAAACTTTTGAAAGCACTGATCTCTGTAATACTCCGGAGATTTGATGTAGTGATTATCGGCAATATCATTTTTCCAAAACCAGTACATCCACATAAGGGCGTTTGCGATTCCGGATGCGCCGGATTGCCGGTTGGAAACCCAGGATACCATCTCAAGGAGATGATCACAGAAGGTTGTCAAATGTTTTGCGGGTCCGGTCTTCAGGTTAGATACAAAAAACATACCCCTTGTTGCAAGTTTTTCCAGATCATAATTAAAACAGTATGGACGGAAGCTGATATCCGAAGAGTTGTGAATGAAGATGTCGCCTCTCCACTCGCTTTCCAATACCTCTTGGGCTTTTGCCATGCCATATTTCTTGACAATCTCATAAAAGAGCTTGTTGTATCCGAGAAGTTTCATATGAGGCTTGGACATCTCACTAAGAAGGTTCACCATATCTTTTGACTGGATATTTGCATTCGCGTCAATAGTAGAATTCGCGGTATTATCAGAATCAACGAAGTGATCGATAAAGTCGGTGAAGCTCAGATTGTCGTTGTGCAATCCATTGATCTTTTCAAACTCCTCTCCGTATTCCTGTTTTAGCTTATTCAGCGCCACCACAAAGGGCTGATACAGCTTTACGTTTATATTCAATATAACGTCCTCCCAATCAAACAATAGACCACCTGTTTGCAAATCTTATTGGCCATTAACCCATTTAACAGCTTCTGAAAATCCCATATATTTTCCATCTACCTGAAGCACCGGCACAGCCGTCATTCCAAGAGAAAGCATTTTATCGACAGATTCCTCTAAAGCATACTGAATCTCTTTTTCATCTAATTTCTTTTTAAGGATTGCACAGCGGGGACATCCGGTAGAATAAAGGACAGCCTGTGACATCTATTCACCCTCCAACGACTTGAAATAGTAAGGAATGCGATGTTGCTGACAAAATTCAATCTCTGCCATACAGCCCTTGCTGTCTGTATAGTTCCCGAATACCCACGCTTCGTCGCAGTGGTCTAAGAGCCACAGGCAACGTTCTAACCCGTCCTGATAATCAAGATCAAAATAGCAGTAGCCAAATGATGTAACGCCGCTGACAAAAAGATAATCTGGGTAAGCCTTAGCTAGTTGGTTCATAATGTATTCGACCCTGTGGCAGTTTTCCTGATTCCCTCCGTAGGGATGAGCTACATATACGATGTTCCTGAATTCTGGCTTACTAATGTGTCCCGCCTCCTTTCATGGGAGGGGCGCATTCTCTCTTTGCGCGGGTTATCTTATCGTTGAGATACCACGCTGCTTTTTCCAAATCCTCCAGATATGTATTGGGGTTCTTATGCCCCGCCCTGGCGATATACTTAATGGCATTGCCAAGATTAAAGTCCAAATTCCAATCGTAAATTACGTCTATCGGCTCAATACTTCCAATATTGTAATGTTTAGGATGATCGATGTTACTCACTGATTCTCCCCCTTCCTCGGATGCCCGCAGCTCATTTTACCCTCCGGGCATGGGCCATGCGTGCATGGGGCGCCGGCCTTTGCAAAGATATGAGGACAAATTTCTCTCACGAGCCGAAGCATTTCATCGGCCAGTTCACGAATTTCCGCCTGAGCCCGGTTACAACAGCGCAACTCAAAGAAGTGAAGCAAACTGCGGGCGTTCATAGTGACCACCATCTTAGTCTCACAGGCGTTTGGGAGGACATATCTGGCGTCTTCAATCGCTTTCTTTTCAGCAGATTTATAATCCATCCCTGCCTCAAGGTATTTACCCATCAGCGTTCGGGAGAGATATCCATAAACCCCCCAGAGTTTTTCCATTGTGCTTTGATAGAGGTCGTTCAACCCATCTTCAAGACGGATTGCCTCCGGGGTGATAAAGCAGAGTTCTGATTCCCTTACATATCGCTGGCTTTTTACAGAGTACGACGCCATACGATGCCGGGTAATCTGCGCGAGCAGCGAGCGGGAAATTCCCTCGATGGCAAAGGTAAAGCTGATGTGCTCCAGAGGGGAGTCATGCGACAGATCAGTAAGGCGTTTGAGAAACGCTTCGGTTTTCTCCGGGGTTAAATTATCCATCAGCTCTGTGGCGCCGCACTTGCTGTAACAAAGTTTGGCGGCTGCGGCCACAACCCTTTCGGGGTCTGGGGTGTGGGCAATAATATTAACCTTTAACGACGTATGTTTCAGCCTCCTTCAAAATTTCAATTACGTTTCCGGGCATTCCAATCGGGGATACATCGCCTGTGATCGCCGCCAGCGGATGAAGCACATCGGTATCGACGATAAACTCCACAACGTTGCCCGCGTTCTGTCCAATCGGAGTATATTGGTTTAGCGGATCTGTGTGGGCGTCCTGCTTTATGTCCGCAACAATTGCGTCAATCCATGCGCCATCTTCAAAAACGATGGTAATATATTCGCCGCATCTCTCGGCGTAATATGTACCCACCGCCACCATGTAAAACTCGTCAATTCTTCTCAGTCCGTTTTCATCAGTGGTGGCGTGCCGCTGTAAACGCCACTGATCTGATGTGCGGTCGGTTATGGTTCGGTAGTCCATCCAAACCTTACGGCTTGTATCAATCTGATTTGGAACTCCGCAAGACGTATAAGTTACCATTTCTCCTATCTGCACAGGTTCTGACGGGGGGCTTTCATAGATAACTTGAACGCAATTATCCTCTACATTTCTATATGTAAAAGCGGCAATCAGAATAATGAGTGTTAAAACGAACAACAGTCTTTTCAGAAGCATACCTCATTTTTATTACAGGATGATAGTTGACTTTGATACTAAAATAAGAGACGATTTATGCGTCAAAGTCAACACGCTCGTAATCTTTCATAACAAACACCATGTATTTCCCATCGTCTTTGATACCCAAAGCACAGGTGTTTCCGCTTGACACGACGCCGTATTCAAAAGTATCATTTGATGCCGTTTTGAGGGTGCCTATGATTTCATGCACCCAGTTATTTACCTCTTTATCTGTGATATCTATCCCGCCTGTGTAGTTGGAAAAGTGCTGAGGGTACTGAATGCTATCCGGTGTCAGTCGAAAGTCAAACGCCTTATCGTCTAAGTAAACTCGATCTCCGCACTTAGGGCAAACAATATACGAGAGTCTTCCTTCCCCGATTGAAACATCTTCAGTTTCAAACGTAAGGCATGTATTACATGATTCACATGTTTGGCTATACTGCGGCGCTAATTCTCTAATCAAACTACTCACTCCTTTTTAAAATCATAAAAATCACAACACGACTTGTCACCGCCACAGGAACAAAACTCTCTCTCTTTGGTTCCCTAACATCTGTCTCCGATTTCCTCTGGATGAAAACAACTGCACACGGTATTTTCTTGGGGAACGTCAGTCATCTTATCGTCACATTCTGTCGTCTCTGTAACGCTTTTCCAAATTAGCCGACCTTGATCATTAAACTCTTCAATTGTTTCAATCGTTCCTTTCTTCATGTGAATTCCTTTCTTTTTCAAACTGATCCTTTGGAACATATTTGTCCCAACGGCTTTGGGTATAAAACGTAGGAATCGTTCTGGTGGACGGATCTCTCTCCTGTACTGCTCTGTCAGACAGTTGATACTCCCAAATGTATCCACCTAGCTGTTGACACATTCCGCCCCACTCAAAACTCATCGCAAAATCCGGATGAAGTTTACCGCAGATGATACAGTATGAGCTGCCCGTTACTTTATGTTGCGGAATAAATCCTTTTTCGGATGACACCCAAACCCACAAAAGATACATCCGGTGCGATCTACTCCGGTAGTATACAAAACCTCTCTCTCTCGAATTTCACCATATATGCTTGCATATGGGATTTTAAACTGGCGAAGATAAGAAAGCACATCTTGGTTGGTCCAAAATGATAATGGTTGAGAGGTTGGTCTATCTTTGTCAAAAGCGTTGCACCCGTACCTAATCCAGTTAGATTCGCGCAATTTGCTTTCTTCGGCCATAGTGCCAATATACGGATGTCTTCCTGTCATTTTTTCATAAACTTTCGCAGGGGTTTTCTTCATAACATTGCAACACTTTTCGCTGACAGGTATATCTGAATATGCTAAAGGCATCCATATTTTTGAAATTTTTCCTCTACCTTTTAGATTTCCTTCAATACGCAATGTTTTGAGTTTGTCTGACTTTGTTGTACGAAATTCTCTAATAAATTGAGACTGCTCTTTACTGATTAGAGGATATCCGTATTCCATAATGACCTGTCGGAAGTTGATTGGCATATATGCTCTTTTCTTACAGTATATCGAATAGGCTTAATCCATTCTACGTTGTCTTTTGTTTTTACAAAGTCCCTAATCTCAGGGTATTCTAGTCCGGTGTCGCAGAAAACAGCGGGGACGTCAGGATATATTCTTCGTACCAAATCAAGTAAAACCGTGCTGTCTTTTCCTCCGCTAAATGAAACATACACCGCGCCGTCCCATGTTTGATACCAGTCAATAATTCTCGTTTGAGTTACTTGAATCTTTCTTTCTAAAGACCAGCTTTGCATCTCACGAAGGTCTTCAATGGTATATGCAGAAATATGATTACCTCCTATTATAGAGGCGGTATACCTTTAAGAGCTCACCATATTACTTCAGCTTGATCAGAGCTGAATATCACCGATTGTTTAGTGCTATTACTGTTCTAATTCATCAACCAAATCACCGAGAGATTTGATTTCTACCTCATAATCTTCAATCAAAGCTTTAAGATACTCATGTGCGTCGCGTCCTAAAGTTTCTTCAATCAAATCTGCAAAGCTATGATCGGTTAACATCGGCACTGCTGTACCGTCTTTCAAATATAAAATTTCCATAAAACTTTATTCCTTCTAAAATATTTATTGACATATGAGACGTATAGATATATGCTGATAAAAATGTATGAAAGGACTGTTTTTAATGCCGCGTGTAGCTAAAACCGTAGAAGAAAAAGTTGCTGAAATTGACAGCAAGATTGAGAAAAAGAAGGCCGAGATTGAATCTTTAGAGGCTCAGAAGTATAAGCTTCAGCATCCAATCAATATGAAAACGGTAATTGCTAAGGCGAAGGAAGCCGGACTCAGCGCCGAAGAAATCGCACAAAAGCTTGGTCTGGAAATGTAAAATGGTTAGGCCCGCCCGCTGTGGCGGGCCTCATTTTATTTTCCAACCATCTTCTCTGACCTGAAATGCATCCCCGCATTGAATTGTGTCCGGGTAGTTATACTGGGTCGTTTTGATAGCATACTTATCTATCTCGTATGCGAAGTATCGCTCCACGTTCGCACCTAAATTTTGCAACGCAATTCTTCCACAACTCATCCCATCATACATAGACAGTACCTCAACAGGCTCTGTAGAAATGCCATCAAAATGACTCATAATATGGGAGATAACGTCGCAAGTCCAACCGTTACCTATCATTTTATATGCCTGACTATTGCTGACTGGGAATACATAGCTGTCAGGTATAGTCTGCAGGCGTTTGCATTCAGAAACAGTTAGTTTACGGATAATGTAAGATCCGTCTGCAAGCTTGATGGGATACTTCTCCCCTTTGATTGTGATGAGACTGTCTTTGACCTTATAGATTGGATATGTAGTATTATTATCGGCCGTAGGAGCTGCATATAGTCCAGTCTTAGCGCCTACCCCACCTCCCTGTCCGCAGAGCGTTACGCTTTTTGCATCCGGCGAATAAACCCTGTATTGCTGACTGTCAAAGTCTTTATTCTGAGCTTTCGATTCAATCGTTCCAATTCTGACCGGCTCTGCCAAGACGTTGTACGGAACGCCCTTATGTATATTTGCAGTAATACATCTAGCCTTATCACGAGTGCCATCCTGAAAATACTCGAAATCAAAATGGTTTCTGCCGTCTTTCACATTACGCAGCATATATTCCATTTCTTTTTCAGACAAATGCTTATAGTAATCGGCACTGAACGCATACCCTTTTTCATTTTGAGAGAAAGCGTCATCAAAAATGTCGCGCAGCACAATTCCTTTATCAGTCGGTTGATCGATCTTTACGGTGCTGTAACTACCGTCAGAATTCTTTTTGCCAACCCAATATAATCTCTGCCGGCTCTGAGCTGATACCAATGCGGAGTTAATCAAGATAGGTTCTACTCCAAGTTCGTCGGTAATCTGTTGTTTAATTGCGGGAGACATACTCTTATTATTTTCGTACAGGAAGAAATCCGGCCGGCATTTATCCCTGGTGATTTTATAATTCAGAAACAGCTCCCATCCCATTCCCTCAGCTTTTGTTTCACGATTTTTAGACTGAGCGATACTCCAATGAGTACAGGGGCTTCCACCAATAAGTAATTTGATGATATTTGAATCCTCCCACGTCTGGGAGGCGGACGTCCTTTGATGCGCAACCTCTTATTGATTTATACTAAATAGGTTATCGGTTAGTAGCTAATCAAAACCGCTGTGATAGGGCCGTCAGGATCATATTCTTCCAGAGCCCATTCATCGTAATATTCCTCATATCCATCCCACTCAAAAATAAGACTGTCTGGGTCTGTATACTCCCCATCCTTCAAAACAGAACGAGATATTAAGATACCGCCGGCCCTTTCTTTATTCTGCCCATGATCCGCTTCGACAAAGATCACAGCATCATCAGGCACCTCATAGCTTTCTAAAAACTCCTTCAATAACGCAACTGTCATACGGCTTCTCTCCTCACCTTCTTAAACATTGGCTTAATATCTTCAAGCAACGGATAGCGTTCGGTTGCGGTAGAGCTCTTTGCAAACTCGCGCTTTACCAGATCAATATACATTGTGAACTGCCCATCGTTCCCCATATAGAACTCCTTCCACTCCTTATCGGTCATCAGCCGCTTCACGTCAAGCTGGCAAACCGCAAGGTTGTCGAAGCTTACAACCTGAAAATGCTTTATCAGCTCCAGCAACAGGGCGTACAAATTCTTTTTTCTCTTCGCAACAGAGTCTGAATAGTAATCTTTCCCCCTGCGAAATACCTTATATCCAAGGATCAAAAGTTTAAGATCATAGTCGTAAAGGCGTCTCAGGTCGTCTACTGAAACAACCCCGGCGATGACATGCAACACAGAGTTAGGAAGCGCTCGCAGTTTTTGGATCAGATCGTCGTTCACTCCGGTCAGCGACACACCGATCCCGTAAATCAGCTTTTGTTCAGCAAGCTTCTGAATTAGATCAAATTCTTTTACAAAATGCTCTTGGTTTACGGTCATGCTGGGAATCAGCTTAAGGGTTTTACACTTGAGAAGAAACGGGACGAGATCTGGGTGCGAAAGCGGATTTCCTCCTCCGATTGCAAGCTCTGTATAGGGGTGCAGAGTGTCAATAAATTTGGAATTTAGAATGTCGCCATGTGTCCCGTCCGGCGTAGAGTTTTCATGGCACCAAGGACATACTCTGTCACAGAAATTTGTAATCTTAATATCCATTGATTCAGGATGTTCCGGAGCAAACCAATCAAAATCATTCTCCCGGATTTTAGTCCCGTCATCAAAGAGAGTAACCTGATAATTCCCGTTTTGATAACAGCCTAATTTCTTCATCCTAACCTCTTTCATCCGTCGTACCCATAATATCCAAAAGCTACAACTTCTTCTCCAGAAGGGGTGGTATAAGAGTCCTCAAAGTATTCAAAATCTGCGCCGTAGTCATCGTATGTATAGATATTTCTTTCTCGAAGAACCTCCAAGAAATCATCTTCATCAAGAGACTCCAAAGGTTCGTCCGGACGATACCTGTTGTTGGTCACTATGTCGATTGCTTCTTCGCGCGTAACGAATGTCTTTGTCTTATACGGTGAGTAGGAGAACCAACTACTCCCATCATTTAAGAATAATTTGCCTTTTTTCCAGCGGTCATAATCTGATTTGGCACACATTGTAATGCTGTGGGTAGAGCTGCTGTTGGTTTCAAAAACATTTTGCCTGATCTGTCTCAATTCTTACCTCCTGAAAAATGGCGCAAAAACGCCAGGATGTGATGTTGATGGTGTATTTTTAGGGGGGGGCGCGGATTTTACTGTTACATTATTCGCGACAGTTTATTTGACATACTTATCTTCAAGATCCAGCGGGTTCTTACCAGATGCAATCTTCTTCCACGATGTCTCCGTCTTCACCCATAGATTGTAGATATTACGATCTGGTTTGCTCTTTGAAGTGATCAAGAAAGTCTCTGAATTCTTTGTCACTATCGTTTGCCAAAGGAATTCTTTCTCTGGCGTAGCCGAGGATCTTTTTCTCGATTTCTTCTGCGTGTCGTTCATATTGGACACAGACATGCACTCCAGGCCCCTCTTCAGTAAGATAATAAAATCCCAGAAGTTCTCCGCAACGGGAACAATACAGTGCATTTCGTTTCCATACCGTATTTGTCAGGCATGAATGCGGTAACATACGTAAAAAAAACCTTTTGAAAAACATCCTAACACCTCCATTCGTCCACGTTGCGCGGATGACAGCATTCCGGGCATATCAGCCTGCCATCCGGCACCAAAAAGTAGTCGCCTGTGAGATATTCTCCGCAGTAATAACATCTTTTAGGGGTAATATAATCGCCCGCACAGTATGGGCATCCGTCATATTCTTCATATGGGGGAGTGTCCAAATTATGCTTTTCAATATATCTCTTGGGCTCTTCAAAAAAGTTGTTGCAGTCGAGGCAGTAATACAGGCTCAAAAGTTATTCTCCTCTATTTCTGACTCCCAGATGCCGTTCGCAAAAACCTTAAGCGCGGAGAACAGAGATTCAATACTTTTGAATTCATTAGACACTCCGTTCTCAGAAAATAGCGTACCAAGGCAAATGCTTTTTTTCGTATTGTATCCGGATTCTATCATCCACTCTCGGAATTTGCGATAAATATCCAATAGATACTCTTTTGAACCATATCTTTCCGGATCGTCAAACTGGTAAATTGTTTCCAGAAAGAATGAATATTTACCGCTCTCTGGGCAATATGTAACTTCAAAATCGTTAAGACCTTCAATATCTTTTGAGGGGATACTAAAAACGATCTCCCGTTCTGTTTTGCTTATTTTCTCACTCACCAGATAGTGATAAAGCTGTTCAGGAGTTTTCAGGATAATTGGTGTGCCGTCTGCTTCTCTGGCCGTATGATCGTCCCAGTCTTCCCCGAAATTTTGTTCGTAAATCCAATATCCAATCCAATCATTTTGATCGTCCATTATCTTCTCTAAAAGATAGAGAAGCATATCGTCGTTGATCAGGCTATACAATTCATCCCAGTCAGTCGCATCTACGATGGCATCTACTCTATCCTTATTCTTCTGAATTTTCTGAATTACGTTCTTAAATTCCTGCAGACTTAACATTATCTTCCTCCAAAATCTTTGTTCTAGGGGTATAAACGCGATTTTCTGATTTGCGCTCAAGCTTTCTGACTGTATTCAGAAGCTGCTCCAATGAACGAATAATCGGAAGGTTCTGCTCTGACCACTCTTTAACCGGCGCCGTTTGCTCTTTCAGATTCATGGCGTTACGGCGATTTTGGCGTGAAACCTTGAGCATTTTACTGAGTTTTGCATATTCGTTATACGTATGCGGCTCAATCTCGATGGAGTGCAAAAGATCCTGAGTCACATTGTTCTCTTCGTTTTCGTTTGCTTCTCCGATACGATTCAGCTCTGCGGTTTCTCGTAAATATTTTAAAAAAAGTTCAATGCCTTCGCTGACGATACAAATTCCTCCCGTCGTAATAAGATTTTCAAAGCACCAGATCATAATCGTAGAGATACCAATATCCGCTTTCTTCTTTTTTAAGGGCATGTGCATAGATTACATCCAGCTTTTTAATCGGACGGCGATCATAAATTCTCGAACGCAATGTTAATCTTGCGGTTTTTCCAGTACCAACAGAACGGGTAAAAACCGCATATGCCCATGGTTTTGTCCCCTGTTTATTCTTTAGGGGGACAATATCGGTAATCAGTAACCTACGTCTATCTTCCATCTGGTTCGTTGTAAGATCTACATATCCCAGAATATCGAGTTGGTTAAACATCTTTACCTTCAAATCAAGATCGGGCAGTTGACAGGATTTGATTTCCTCCTCTGCTGCGTGGAGTAACTTTGTCATATCCTGGATTTTATATGACTTTAGTTCTGCGCCCTTTGCATTTCTATCTGTTGCAAACTCCGTCATCAACTCTTTGAGAGGATGATTTTCCAGCTTTTCCTTTTTGATTGTTTTAGCATTTCCCTGTTTTAAGAAATCAAAAACGCCTCTGATTTTACTCAGCGTTGGTACATTTCCGAACTGGTCAAAGAAGTCTATTTTAATCAGGAGATCAAGCTGTCGTGAGTCAATACTGGTTTTCTGCATCAGGTCAATCAGCAGGTCGGTAAAATAGGCGTAGTCAACTTCTTTGCTTAACTCATACAACTCATTTGCGACTGTGGTATTCAGATATTTGATAGACGCGACGCCTTTTGCAATTACGTTTTGCTCCCGGTCAAATATGTAGGTATCTTTCGAAAGACCAAACTTGGGAGCGCTGATTCGAATCCCATATTCCTGCGCCAAATCACTGCCGTTTCTGATATCTTCGTCGTTCGCGGCGTTGTTGAGATATGCTGTAACGAATTCATACGGATGATAATAGCGTAAAAAGGCGCATTGGTATCCGATCATGCAGTAGGCAACCGAATGATTATACCCAAATTGGTAGTTGCTTGAATCTTCTATAATCTGAAGGAACTCTTTTGCCTCCGCCTCTGCATCTTCTCGCGGCTTAGGAGATTTACTGCAGTAGCCATCAAGTATCTGAGGCAGTGCGTCTTGCAGTCGTTCCTTATCTTTCCGTCCGATGGCTCTTCTAACATTGTCGGCAGCGCTTCCTGACAATCCGCATATCTGCTGAAGGAATTTGATCGTATCCTCTTGATAAATCAGATATCCGTTATTATCAGCAAGAAGCTCATCAATAATCGGAGACGGATTTTTATGCGGTACGTGCTTCATCAGCTCATCGCGGTATGAAGACCCGGAGGGACGGATAGCTGCTGTCACCAACGACATATCATAAATTGATTTGGGATTATACTGTCTGAGCATGGAATGCGAATAATCTGACTCAAATTGGAATATGCCTACCGGCGACCTTTTGATATCTTCCCAAACCGCCTCGTCATTCCAGTCAATCTCGTGCATCCTTGGATATGGAATTCCAGCCAGCTCATAGGCATCTTTGAGTATCTGGATGTTTTTCAACCCCAGAATGTCATACTTGACAAGGCTGACCTCATGTACGCAGTCCATATCAATTTGCAGTATCGTCTTTCCTTCTCTGACAAACGTTCCATAATGGTCAGGAAGGGTTACGGGACTTACCACAATGCCCGCCGGATGCATCGATTGTGAAATGATTGTGTCAATCAGACCGTCATAGTAGTAAAATAAATCTGGGAATAAAGTTCTGGCTTTATCAGGACCCGCCTCAAATACTTTCTTTATTCCCGCTACAGCATCAAGAGTGTAGGGCGACCTTTCATCGTCCTTATGCTGTTTTTTCCATCTCAGGTCTAAAGCCCGTCCAATTTCATCTATAGTCCCCTTAGAGCTGATTGTGCCTAGCGCCAAAATGTAGGCTGTGTACTGTTCTCCAAATCGGCCGATGATATAGTTATAAAGAAGCTCCCGATCATCCGGCGCAAGGTCAATATCAATATCGCCAATTTCTCGCCTGTCTTCGTTGCAGAACCGGGAAAATACCGTTCCCCATCGAGCGGGGTCAACGTCGGTAATATCGGTGACATACGCCACCCGGCTTCCCGCAACAGAGCCTCTTCCCGGACCAACCGGGATATTATTTTCCTTACACCACCTCACAAACTCAGACATTGACAACATAAAGCCTTTCATTCCGAGCTTGTCGAATACTCTGGTTTCTTCTTCAAGATGCTCTCTGTACTGTTCTGCTTCTCCCTGCGGAATGATGTCTTCGTCAATCTTTTTCTGAAAACTACTCCACAGGTTACTGTCGTAAATTTCGGAGTCACGTTCTCCATATAGACGCGGATATTTAAAGGTTTCATCAAGCTCAAACTCCTCCACGCTGTCGGCCATACGGTTTGTATTCTCAATCGCTTCTTTCCAGATGTTTTCCGGAAGCGCATTTTGAATACGAAACATCTCACACAACTCATCGTAGGATTTATAGGTTAGGTCAAATGAGTCTTCGTCGCTGAATTCAATATGCTTTGCTGATTGAAGGATACTGCGACATTCTGCCTTATACTGGTTCAGGCTGTGCGTGTCGGTTCCCGCAATCAAAGGTTTATGATGTTTGCGTGACAGCTCCGCGAGGTGAATGTTGAACCTGATCTGATCGGGGTGATTGTGCGGCTGAATTTCGAAATAGTCATAGTGCCGCTCCAGTTTTTCATAATGCGGATTGTTTATATCAAGCCGATTTAGCGGGGACGCAAGACAGGCGCTGATTTTAATAACATGGTCGCTGATACCCAGAAACTCATCAAACGAAATGCGCGGCTTATAGTATTTGTGGTCTTCCGTCTCGGAGCAGCTGACGAGTGAGTTAATTTCCTCAACTCCAATGGCGTCCTTTGCCAGAAGAATTGTATGGTAGTTATCTCTCTCCTTTGGGAATAGCTTTTCAGTTAAGTAACACTCGACTCCATGGATATATTTTAATCCGGCTGCTTCGCAAGCCTTCTTTTTTGCAATCCAGTTGTAGATGTTGCCATGTTCTGTAAAAGAAATTGCGCTCTGTTCATTCTTTACGGCTTCTTCAATGTACTGCTGATATTTGGTCGCGCTGTCGAGCAGAGAATGATCTGTATGGACGTGATATGCGACATAGTTTGGAATGTTCATCCCCCCCTGATTGTCCCTAAAACCTCTTCTTCTATCTCTACAATCGGGTATGTAAGCTCGTCCTGATAAACGTTTTGGTCCCAAGAATATTTGAAGTCATATTCTGAAGGATTGGAAAAGAACCTCCTGCTGGCCTCGTCGTAATATAGGCCAAATTCCGCGCCGGCTCTTCCCCGGAAACGATCTTTGATGATGTTCAGCATACAATGATATTGACAGGGTGGTGTAATCCATCCCGTATCCTTGGCGTTTCTCTCCCCCATTCGCTCTTTTTTGCCAACCCTTCGCAAGCCGATTGCCCGATGACTCAGATTGCTGAGGTTAGAGCTGCCGGCGATATCGTACATCCCAACCTCACTCTGACCAAACTGAAGCTTTCTTGGATGGCAAACCAATACGATTGCCACGTTGTATCTTAGAGCGAACTGGATTAGCTGATTGATAAACTCGGTCTGTTTTTCAAACTTGTTATTCTCGTTTGATTCCAGATCCACCATCATCAGCGAGTCGATCAGCAAAAACCTCGTGCCGTATTTGCGCACCGAATCAGTCATGGAAGAAAAAATCTCTTGAGCTTTACATCCGAAATCATCCCGGTATACATAGATCCGACCTTTATAATAGGCGGAAATCGCCTTCTTTGCTTCGGGGTTTACCTTATAATATTTGGCGCCCTGAGAATTGTGGTATTCGCTTACGTTTCGTGGTCCTGCCAGTATATAGTTGATCCAACCCTTTGTAGTGTAGTCGGGAAGCTCACGAGAGAACACCCATGCGTTAGAACCCTGCTCCAGCGACTGGCATACCAATCCATAAAGGAGAGAGGTTTTCCCCGCTCCTGGGGCGCCGGAAACAATCGTCAGGCTCCCGAATGGCAGGCACATGATTTCTTTATCCAAAGACTCAATTCCCGTTCGAATTCCCTCCATGTCGGAAAATTCCTTATCAGGGATATTTGAAAAATCCTGCACAGATGGCACCGGGCTGTCGGTGGAATTTAAAATGATATCAACTACTTTTTCTTTTCCGTAAAAGTATAAAACCTCATTTATGTCCTTAATTGCTCTCTTTTCACCTGATTTTGTAGGAACAAAGTCAGGGCAATTCGCCACCTTACAACGCCAAGAACCGAGTCTTGGGATTACTTCTTTTACAAATTTAACCCCAGAACTGTCATTGTCATGGCAGACAATAATCTCTTTGAACTGTTCAAGAAAGTCCCAGCATTCCTCTATCCACTTCGTATTCCCGTCTCCGAGCGGAATGCTTACGCAATTTGTCAGACCTGACTCGATTACAGATGCGCAATCCAGCTCCCCGCAGGTAATAATCAAAGGTTGAGAAGGGTTAATTCTGTTCATATTAAAAAGCAGCGGCGTGGTATCAGAACCCTGTTGACACCAGTTTTTGTTCTCTCCCTTTTCTATTTTTCGGGACGGGCGGTACTTTACCATCGTCAAGACATCGTTGAGATCGTAATAATGAAATGCTAAATTCCCGTATTCGTCCTGCCGAATATCAAGATAATCTGCGGTAGACGGGCTGATTTTACGTTTCAATAGGTAATCGTAAATCTGTGTTTTGTCAGAGCATTCCACGACTTTGGGATATCGATATTGCCGTTTCGTTTTTACACCGTATTCTCCAAAACTGTAAGGGATATCCGCCAATTCAAACAGCTTTTGGACCGCCTCACCGAACGTGCCATTCTTACCTTTCATATATGCGTCCAAGATATCAACGTTGACGCTGCATCCAAAGCAATGAGCCTTATACGTTTTTGGATTGTAGATAAAAGATGCCGTATCTTCTTTATGAAACGGGCAACAGCATTTCATTCTTGTTGCGTCGTAATCTTCTATCCCGAGGAACTGCATCATATAGGTAAAGTTTTCATCGCCTAATTTCTCTTTTGCTTCTTCAATTCTTTTAGCGTCTACGAGGATAAATCTCACTCCTCTCTCGCATACGACTCAGAACAATTACACTGATGGCGTACCCCGCAAAGGTTATTACAGAAAAAGGAATCAACATGTGCTTCAAAGGAATTGTCGCTATAGATTTGGTCAATGGTATTTACAAACCACTCTCTCGCCCTTAATTGCTTTTCAGGATCGAAGTCCTCCCATTCTTTTGAACCAGCGCGGAACATATTGAAACAAAGTCTCTTTGGAGGCTCGCCGTATTCCTGCTGTATGTAGATGGAATAGAGGTATAACTGTTTCAGATAATCTTCCTTTTCTGACTTACTCTTAAAGGAAGCTTTTGATTTATGGTCTACAATGATATATCCGTCTTCACTTTTTATGACAAGATCGATTACCCCAACAAAAGGGCGCCCATCAATATCTAGTTTTACTTTTTTTTCTACCGCAACTACTTCATAACCCTCAAAGTCACCCTCAAAATTATCGCAGAACTCTTCTCCTCGGGAGCGGTAGGAAGCGTCCATTTTCGCGAACGGAAAGCTGCATTTTACTTTGTCATCATATTCCTGACGGTAAAGCTGGCTAAGTTCGAAAAATTCGATTTTACCCTTGAAATAGCGTTCGAGCAGCGAGTGGATCAGAGATCCCCATTGGCTGAAAGCATTGTCTACGCGCGGCGCTGCATCGATATATCCGAGCTTAAACGCCTTGGGGCACTGGTGGTAGCTATTCACACTAGAATAGCTCCACCGGATACCGTCAAGAATCAGATCATATTTTCCTCCGCTCAAAACGGAAGATCCTCATCGCTGTCGATAGCAGAGTTAGGTTCTACATCCGCCGGCTTACTTCTCTTTGCGGACGTTGTTTTGTTAGCCGCCCCGTCATTGCTGCGCTTTGAATCGCAAATGTAAATATTATCCGCAATTACTTCTGTAGCGTTATGATTTGCTCCCTTGTCATCCTTCCAGCTTCTGACCTGAAGCTTGCCGTCCACAATAATCAGAGATCCCTTTCCCGCGTATTTTGATACATAGTCCGCAGTTGATCTCCATGCAACGATATTGATAAAGTCTGTTACTTTATTGCCGTCTTTATCCTTATAGTCTCTGTCAGTTGCAATTGCGAATGAAGCAGACGATATCCCGGCTTGTGTCTTTCTTACCTCAATATTTCTTACAATACGCCCTGCGATGGAAACTTGATTCAGCATTTGTTACCTCATTTCTTTCTATTAATTGAGTTGAAATATGTGTACTTTAAGGCTTCATAGCCTCGATTTCTTTGAAACACGCCTTGGCATCTTCAATAGTCTGAATTGCATTCGGATTTTTCTTTCCTCCGGTATACTTCTGGATGACGGAATAAATCGTATCCTTATCAATCCCGGATTCTGTTTTTTCGGTAGCAAGACTAATAATTTTATTGCGTTCCGCAGTCAAAATCTCCTGCTGCTTCTTGCGAGCAGCCTCTTCCTCTTCGGCCTTTTGTTTAGCCTCCGGAGAAATAACCTCGCCGTAATAAATTGAAAGTCCAAGACCATGCATCGCCAGATTCTTCACGAGGCACCGCATCAAAGTACGATTGATATCATACATTGTCGCGGCCTCTGCTATCTTAGTTCTCTTTTTGTCACCACTGCCTACCGTATATTCGTAGGGCTCCGCCTTCATGGCTTTATTCGCCCCGTCCAATACACACAGCCACATGGAGTGAGTCAAACCCTCAATCGTTACCTCGGTAAATACCATGTATCCGGTGTTGGGATCGTAAACATAAGGCAGGTTGTTTTCCCCAAAGCGAAGTATTCTGTATGTAGCCTCCGGGAATACCTTCTTTGTCTCCGACCACGCATAAGCCCACTTAAGATATAGCAGGTCTGTGTTGCCAGATTTCTTCTCGTCAAGTTGGTCCTGAACGTCTACTGCGTTCAGTCGTTCGAACACGCTGATGTTATTTTCCACTTGAATCCCCCTTATTTAGATTTGAAATTGCAGACAGCACTTCGTTTGCAATGCCTACATCGGTAATGGAATTAGGGTTTTTAGAACCTCCGGTTTTTTCTGCAATAAGCGCATAGAGCTCAGAACTATTGACCCCGGATGAGATCTTTTCTTTGCAAAGAGCGACGATTTTTGATTTAACTGTATTAAGCTGGTCTTCCTTTTTAGATTCATCCGGACTATTTCCGGGGCGATAATAACTGTCTCCAAAGTCGTAGATAAGATATTTACGGCTTGCAAGATAATCGGCCTGATGCACAAACTTCTGCGCGGCGGTCTTAGGTTTAGGGAGGATTTCCTTCTTTGTACGGTAATCGGTATTCCACTGCCCCATATGAGACGCAATACACCCGCAGAGAAATTCAATCTGCTCCTCGGGCAATAAAGAAGACAGATCTTCTGTTTCCTGAATCCATTCTGAACATACGGTAGGATGTTCTGCCACCGTATAGGCGCCTGCCTTTTCAGATTTACCATGCTTCCACCCATCGTGCAAAATCAGGGCGATTAGCATCAGATCTCTTTCATCTGAAGTATATTTATCATACATTTCAAGTGAAAGCAGTTCGTGAGCAATTGAAGCTGCAGCTTTTGTATGCCGCACCAATCCGCCTGGGCCAATAGCGCATGTAGGATGATATTTTCCTGTGCTCGACGCGGCAACCTCAAAGAAATAGTCTGGCAAAAGTGAAACAGCTTTCTCAGCAAAATTGCGGATTTCAGGGTTCTGAATCCACTTTAGTTCTGTTTCAAATACTTTGATTTTGTCCATAAATCTCCTTTTTAAAATGGAATATAGGGGATTTCAAATTCCTTATTTATTACATTGACAATCTGATTTTTTGCAACCTGCATAAGAATGCCATCAAGAAATGAAATTACTTTAGCAAGAGGGAAATATGCTCCTGCTTTTACGGCAATGTCTCTGGCGCCATCTCCGCTGATAATATCCGTTGTCGTAATACCTGTAGTGACTCCTCTTTTGGTTTCAACAAGGACTGTCATGCCTTTTTTAAGTACGGCAAAAGCAGTTCAGGGACCTCGAAACAATAGTCTTTTTCTGTGTAATGATTAACAAAAATAATATTCATTTAGTTACCTCATCTTAATTAGAAAAAAATTTTCAACGGGAACGTGATAGGAAGATCTGTCCCGTAATCATGTGCATATGACTTACACAAATTCTGTAATTCTACATATTTTTGCTTAAGTTCACTAGATCTCTGAGCCTTTTTCTCTTTGAATTCTAATTCTCGTTTTCTCTTTTCCATCTCCTCTCTCGCTTCATCGCAGCGAATCGTACAAAGGGCCATCTCTCTGGGTGTTTCATACCAGGTTTTACAATAGGGACATTGATACTTCTGGGGTTCTGTCATAACTTACCTTCTTTCTTTTTAATTATCAGTTTTCGTAGATTTACGAAAATGATCTGGTACGCCCTGTGGGTTCTGACCCCACAACCTCACCCTTATAAGGAGTGTGCTCTTCCGTTGAGCTAAGGGCGTATATCGGCCGTCTTTCCGGCCTGCCAGACAGTCTTAATCGTTTTTGTCCGGAGATGACTAACTGACAACCTATTCTCCGTTGGTTGTGCCGGCTGGACTCGAACCAGCATACATCAGTTGAATTTGTAAGAGTTTTGTTATTGTATAAATTGAATAATTTGCTATAATAAAGTAGCGGTCCTTTTGTTACTAAATTGAGGTGTTAAGGTTATTAAGGTAAGAACCTCTCATTTTAGTTTACATACAGGAGGTGTTGGCATGGATCTCATGGATATCTGCGTTAATATAACGATCGCTACCTATAGCGCCTTGTTAAACTGAGTGCTTATGAGGGGTCGTTAACCGTCAGGGCGTGAATATCACGCCCTCTTTTTAACTCTGCTTTTACAAACTAACTGACTGCCTATCATTCGGCTGCGGCACAGGATATCCGGCATATAACCATCTACTTTTGCCGGGGAAAGACCTCTTTCCTAAGTTTTTACCAATCCAATTATGATATTAAAAATAGAATTTCTTCTATAGACTTCTTCATCTTATGCACATACAGACAATAAATAACAAAATAATCTTATAACATCAACGATACGTCTACAGATACTTGATAGAATTTTCTTTTGTTTAGTTGTGGACTGGATGGACAGATATTAGTACTTGCCGTTTTGTGAAAACTATATTATAATGAGGTATTTATGACTGAAAAGGTGCGGAGACGTACCTTTTTCAATTTTCACAAATGGCAATGGTTAATCTTTGTCGGGAACATTAAACTGTTCCGTAAGGTTTGTCTTGTCAATGGAAAGCTGAATTCCAACTAACTCATTACAAACCTTCTGATACAGAGCCTCGCAATCAGCCATATTAAAATTGCGTTCTGTGAACTCTGACACTCCTTTATAGTTAGTTTGTCTCGTCTTCTCTCTAATATTTTTCATATATGAGAGACGGTTTTTCTGATCGTTTAGCATTGACATTCTTACAAGAGCTTCGTCTATTGTAAATCCAATATCAGGCAGTACTGTCGTCGTATTGAAAAGATTAACGGCGTGTCTTAGATTGGCGATTCTGTTATTATATTCTGCGATAAGGCATTGCGTATTAACAAAATCATATTTTTCAATTACCGGTTCTTCTCCCGCCTGATAGGTATACGAACAGACTTCCCGCTCCTTTTGAATTAGAGCGTCTCGTTCCTCTGTCCATAGTTTGATTTGCTTGTGGGCACTTGCTGATGTGTAAGTCATTGTACTACCTCATTTGAATATATTATTTATAGCCGACAAGGTGTGGCGTATTGAACTATTTCCCGTCTACAGACTGCAAACCCTTTCTGGATGTGATATTCTATAACTGCGATTATTATCTACTAATCGAAGAAGCGAGAGCGAAAGGCCGCTCAAGGCTAAACTTTTGGTCTCGTTAGGAGGTATCGGATGCGTCCTGAAGCCAAGGAGATTATTTGCGGCGTAATCGCCGGGATAATTTGCGAGGTCATTAAGGCCATCTGGCTCTCTTTGGGGAGCTAGTCGCAATAGGGGCGGTGTGAAGGCATCGCTCCTAATTTTCAATACGCCATGCTTTATCCGTTGATTGGCTGTTTCCTCTTTCGGCGTTTCTCATTACACTGCAGCGCAGCAAACTCTGAGCGCTTTGACCTTACTGGACATTTAACCGGACATGAAAAGCCGGCACCAATTTGTGAAGGTGATGTATTGGTTTTCTCAAAAACCCGAACGGTTGAAGATTATAATCAGTGGTTACTTCTAAAAGAATTTCTAAGACAAAAGAACTATCTTTACTGCGGATCTCAATATTACGCAGAGCATCAAGAAGGATATCACGTATGGTTTCGTAAAAGCGATAAAGAAGTAGAAGTTATTACTCATAGCAGAAAGATTCAGTCTGATATGGTTAAATATTAGACGTGCTCAGTATTTGCTATCTCCCGCCGGTCCGCGCCATTGCCACAATGGGCATCCGTCGCATTCAGGGTAAAATCCACCATGCTCACGAACATATTGATAACACTCTTCTTTATCCTTGCAAAACCTGCCGCCCGGCTCTCTCATATCGCATTCTTTCAAATCGCGCACCGCCGCATCTCTCTCCCGCCGGAGCCGGGCGTTTTCGGCGCTAACCTCGGTCAACTCTCCGGTTAGATTGATTGCATCGGCCTCAGACTGCAGATACATTTGCTCAAATCTATCTCTTTCGGTCTCCGATTTTGCCAACCTAGTTCTTGCCTCTGATAGTTCTGCGGCTAACACAAACGATCTGGCTTCATCTTCCTCCAGATTGACGGGCTGCATTTTGCGTAGAGCATCAACCTCTGCCTGAAGCTCTTCTATTGTTACACCATTGCCCAGATTGATATCGTCTACAAATTCAAAGTCTTTTGTAAGTGCTTCAATAGCATTGATTGCCTCTTCCAGATCATCCCCGAGCGTAATCGGAGATTCCCATTCGTTCGCACGTGCCCACTCTACATGAGTGCGCAGGCTGTCTATCAGACCTTCGTACATGGTCAAACCTCCTCATGTGAATTATTATAGGTTCCTGCGATCAATGTATTTGATCCAACATTTAATCCTGAGATCTTATCCATATCGGCAGTATTCGACCAAATAATGCCTTGTCCGTTGCATTGTCTGCATTTCTCTGTAGTACAGTTGCTTGACCATGTATAACCAACTGATATATAAAATCCTCCGGGGACAATTCCTTTTCCTCCACAGATAGGGCACTTATAAGGTATCATGGTCAAACCTCCTTCGCTGTCTGACGGAGCCAGTCGGCAATAACAGTTAGGCCGTCACAATGCTTGCAATTCCACTTGCATCCGCAACGGGCATCGTCGCAAAAATTAACGCAACTCGGAACATTCCAAATGAGAAATCGTGCTAGATCTTCGTCGCTCATGGCCCGGATACGGTCGGCGTTGGTGATAATCTTTTTCTTTGGCTTAAACAATTCGCTCATACAATCGTCGCAATACCAAGATGCACGAGCGAGTGGGTCTTGTCTAAACTCTTTACCACATCTTCCACAAATCATACTTCCTCCCCCGGCATAGCCGTTTTCAGCGGTCTTTCTATTTCGGCTTTATATTTTTCAAGCTGTTTAATATACCTATCTTCTTTTGCTTTTTCACGTTTCTGCTCTTTTTCGTTCCAACTGTCAATTATGGAGCGTTCATCAAATCTTCGCTTCATCCTGTGCTCCTTTCAGCGGTCGTCCGCACTCTGGGCAGAACTTTGGTTCGTAGATGCCTACGGTATTCCACTGCTGTCCGCTCCACTCTTCAAACATAAGGATCATCGGCTTTCCACCGCCCGAACGAACCATAATTCTCTTATAACGTTGAGCATCGCCAACATCGTGATACGACAGATCGCATCCTTCCAGTTCTGGGTCTACACTTGCGTCAAAACAGCAACGGCACCCCTTCTCCCGGTCAATGCGCTCTTGGAGCATGGTAATTGCGTGATACATAGCATCTTCTGTATCAAGTTTTTGTTTGTTTTGATACCGATAGTCCCCACAACTTTTGTTAAAAAGCCTTTCGAGTATTGCAACAGCTTCTCTGTCAGTCATCGTATCCACCCCCGTCAAGAGATAGGCTTGCCGCCTTGCAGTATCTGATATAGTCCTCATACCGAACAAGTACGGTGTCGTAGTTCTTCCACTTTTTGCAGAATTTTAATTCCATCGTTACAGGCTCGTCAGTTTTCATCCACTCGCACGAATTATATTTGCTTTGCCATTCTTCCAACGAATACAATTCAGCTTTTTGGGGGAAATTTGTGTACCCTCCAAAAGAACGCTTTTCTTCGTCCTTTGTCCTGTGTCCCCACAAAACACAAGGTTTTCCAAACGCCCACTTATATTCTGTATGCTTTATGCTTATAGCAAGAAGATTTCTGTCAGTCATTCCGCATCCCCCTCATGCCAATGGCAATATTGCTTTGCAGGGCAGTTGTCACACTCAAAACTAGGTTCCCAGCAAGCCCACTTGAAATCACGCACAAGAGTAATTCTCGTTTCATCATCGTACCAGTCAACCTCCGAATTGCCTTTATACAATCCATCCGCTTCCGGCATTCTCTTCGCCCGGATGTCTATGTATCTGGCATCCTCGCAGGTGTCTGTTCTTTGAGCAATTAACTTTGCTTGTGTGGGGTTCTCTGCAAACACGATAGTGGAGCAATTGTCATCGCTTGCGCTATCGTAAACGCAATAGGCTTTCATTCCGCATCCTCATTTCGCAACTCTTCAACCGCATCTTCCACTTTTTTAGCAACTTGACGCCATTTGTAAAGTACGAAAGTTCCATACACTGCAAATGCAGTAAATGATATATTCATAACGGATTCAATCCATTCACTCATGGTCAGCACCATCCTCCTTCCCGTCCATCTTCGCCCCGCAGTTGGGGCAGAAACTTGTAAACCTCGAACACATCCGTTTCCCACACTCAGAGCAGTAAGCTACCGGATTATCCTGCAAAGTGTAATACTGCCTTTTGTACAACGGCTCCCCGTTTTCGGTTTGCTGTACCATCTCGTAATGCTCATATCGTGCAGGTCGGTTATGATACACCGGACTCCCATGCACCACAGGCACATACTCAATCAGAGCCTCGCTTTTACAAGGGCCTTCGGCGCAATATTGATCGTACAGCGAGCAATATCCGTATCCGTTGCTATGCTTGCAGATTTTCAGCGGCTCCCGGCTAATTAAATCACTCTTTTCACTCATTGCCGTTCTCCCCCTCCGGCGGTTCCGGCAGCGGCAACCAGTGGGTGACATCACTAAGTTCATACCTTCCAAGCCTGTCCGGCACATACCATTTATTTGCCTCCAAATACGATACATAATGGAGATTTACTTTTTTGTATGGTATAAATACCAGTACGTTTTTTCCTTCTATTGGCAGTCTATCCTTGACCGAAATCCATTCACTCATTGTCAGCACCGTCCTTCCCGTCCATTCGAGCGCCGCAGTTGGGGCAAAAATTAGTCTTGGTATCCCAATACGTTCTGCATTTGCTGCACTTATTTAACGCACTATTATTTATCCACCGCCCATGCACCACAGGCGCGGCATCGACGGAAGGAATCGCGTCCCTTAAATCAGATACAAGAGTTTCAAACGGGATTGGCTCGTCCATGTGTCCATAACATCTAAACCAGTCAATCACTGCCTTCCGGCTGATTAAATCGCTCATTGTAAGCATTCTCCTCAAAGTCTAAATCGTCAATTAAATTTCCGCTGTATGCGCAAATCATTTTATTCACTCAACATCTTGCTTTCAAAATCTCACTATGGTAAAATGGACGCAGTAAGGCCCGGACAGTGATGTGGATGGTGTTCTTACTGTTTTGCCGCATGGATGGGCCAACATCCATGCGGTTTCTTTTTATTTTCTTTTATCTAAATATGTGTACTGAGCGATTAATAAAAGCAGGCTTTCCTGCTTCTATTAAAACCGCTCACTGTATCGCCTTGTAATCCTGATAGAGCATACGCCAATGGTCAAGCTTTTGGTTTCCAGCACTAATCGAGCGGCTGACCCCAGCCAGTTCATAGATATCGTCACTGGATAAACCGCCTCGTTCCTTTTCCCGTTCGCTCATCCGATACAGGATTCCGGACCGCTTTACGTTCTCCGGGATCAGGATATCCTCATCGATTTCCTTAATCTCCGCGATTGCCTTTCTGAGATACTTGCCGGCCGTATTGACATACATCGCTGAAAGCTTTGTTTTCGGACCCGCCGGATCTTTTGTCATCAGGCGTACAAACTTGGTACCCGCCGCTTCCTGTTGGTAGATGAAATCGCATACGCCGCCGGGCCGGACCACATAGGGAATCTGTTTGCAGTCAATCAGAATCTGATTGACCGCCTCTGGAATTTTGACGCCGCGTACCGTCCGGTTTTTCAGATCAACCTCATCGTCTTCAAGATCGAGCATTTCTTTAACAGAATATCCAATCCACGCAAGGGCAAGGCGCTGTTTCCCTACTATGATCTGTACCCGCTCATCTTTCTGGTCGAGCTGGAGAAGCTGATACAGGGCTTCCGGGCCGCGAATGATCTTTCTGGCAACCGTATCCCGGATCGAAATCTGATTGTACTTTACCCTGGAGATGTCCGTCAGAGGGTTCACGATCCCCCATTGACTGTAGACATCCACCATCTCTTTCGAGATGAAAATAAGATCGGAGATAGTATCATAATACCAGTAGTTGTGCAGCAGTTCCCGCAGTTCATCCTCATTGATATCGAGCAGTGTCCGCGAGAATCGCTTTTCGCAATCCTCATACAGAGCCCTAAAGTTCTTGTTATATACGTTATATTTGATTCTGCTGATTCCTTTGAGAAAATACTCAAGCAGAGCGCCGCTTTTCTCAAAGAAACACTGATAACATTCTTTGATTACCGGCTCATCTTCCATCAGCCTCAGCCGCGCATGGCAAACCGGACGGGTAATCTGATTCCCGGAGAAAAAGAACAAAAGCGCTGAAAGATCCCGGTCGCTCAAATTTTCAATCCAATCAGCAAACTGAAAGGCACTCGCCGCCGGAGTCTGAAAATTGTACCTTACTTCTGTGTAAAGGCCGATACTATTACAATAGAAATTGGGAGCGGTAATCATGCAGGTCCGCAAAATCTGTTTGACTGATTCCCTGTCCATTCTGATCATCCTATCATTGTTTGGGCTAATTATATCATGGACTCAGAGAAAAGTCAATACATATTTTTTGATTTTTTTGTTTTCTAAAAATCTTTGCACTGTTGCAGAAAAAGAATTTCCTGGCGCCCCAACTCAGGATACCCCATCGTATGTAAAACTTCATCTCCCTCCAAACAATAGTCGATTTCAAATTCTTCTGCGATACAGGTTAAATAGACTGATACATAATCAGAGAGTGATTTGTCTCTTGCTACCCTCTCCAGCTCGTGGTACTTCAATAGATAGACACTGCATCCTTCATCATCTCCCCCATCAAAAATAATGTTTTGGCTGGTCAACTTAAAATTTCCATATTCTGTTCTCATCTCGCCCTCCGTAGAACATTTGTTCTTTTTGGATTATACGCTATTTGCTCTCAAAAGACAATATTATAATGTGCCAAAAATCCCTCACCATTTTTAGTATTTGTCGTGTTTTGAGTAACACGTTACTTTTTAAGCGTATGAGAGATGTTATCCAACCCCGTCAATATTTTGCAGGGACTCTATTGCCTCATCGATTGAGCCGATTGCCTCTTCCATGCTGGCGCAGGCGTTTTCGCTGACTTCATATCGTTCTGTTCCCTGAAGATTCTCAGGAATGTTTTCTAACACATCTGTTTCTGCCTCAAGAATGGATTCAATTCGTTCTTTCGTATCCTCCAACCGGCCAATGCAGTCTGATAGCATCTTTCTCCTGGCATTTGTCATACTCTTTTCTCTCCTATTCCCCGCCCGTCCGCTTTTCCAGCAGCCAGATCAGCGTTTCTTTCTTCACTTTATTTGCGGCGCCGCCGATGTCGTTCTGCACGATGAACATCATCATTGACCTAAGATGCGATTCCGCACAGCGCCTCTGGCCGGGGATCTTTCCCCGAACGTACATTTTGATTTTAGACGGCGGGATTTTAGCAAAGTCCGAAGGGCCCAACGCCTCCAGAAACTGTCCCACATTCACCTTATAGGTACGCCTGCTCGCCTCCGGAAACCTTTTCAGGAACATCTCGTAGTACGGACGGTTTACCTCAGAGATAATAAACTGCTTTGCCATTCCCGGACGCCGGTTTGCATTATACAGATTGACCTGATCTATTCTAATCCCCCCTATCTGCAAAACATAATACACTCTTTTACAATCCCTTCACGAAAGCTGGATCCCAATTCGTACTCGCTCCACAGCTCCCACTGCCCCTGATCTGTGACGTCTCCGGTGATATCGTAAACGCGGCCGTTAATTTTTGCCGCAAAGTGGTTCGCCACCGGCTCATATACAATCTCGGATACCGGGAACCGCAGATGCAGAATCTTTGCAAACCAGTAGCAGCACCCGCAGGTAAAAGCTTCAATTACCTGCGGATACTCTCCGCACCTTGTAAATCTCGAAATAAAACCCAGCACGTCTTTGCTTGTCATTTACAGGTGCTTCCTCCCATAAAGCTTCTCGTTGCTCCGCTCAATTGCTTCCCGGACCATCTTCTGCTCCGGCGTTTCTTTACAGGCTTCCACGATGACCAGTATTACGATGAGAAGCCCTCCAATCGGGCCAAATAGCCCCGCCGCTCCGATGTAGAGCGCCATCGCAAAGATCCCGATCACTCCCAGTGCTACCAATAATGCCATAGATAAACTCCCTTCTAAATTCGAATTCCAAAGCTGACCTGAATCGCTTTGTCCACCATTGCCATTTCACTCTTGCTGATCCTGCCCACATACTGCTTCAATCTGCTCTTATCGATGGTGCGGATCTGTTCAAGAAGAGCGACAGAGCTTTTAGGCAAACCGGATTCCTGCATGGAAATTCCGATATGGGTAGGCAGACTCGCCTTTCCCATTTGACTTGTAATGGCCGCTACGATCACCGTAGGGCTGTAGCGGTTGCCCACGTCGTTTTGAACGATCAGAACCGGGCGGTTTCCGCCCTGCTCCGATCCGACAACGGGGCTGAGATCCGCGTAGTAAATATCTCCTTTTTTCACTGAACCTCCTCAGCCGGTATTAGTTGATACAGCCGGCTTTATCAGAGGATTCTGAAAGTTCCGGCCCTCCTTCCTGTTATGCCATATTTGAATTGCGCTTCTCGTACTTTCGGAGCGGCGTTAATCCCAGATTGAGCGCCATATAGGTTTCTTCGGTAAAAATCGCATCAAAGTTCAAATATCTCATGGTTGTGGACATATTTTTGTGCCCCGCAAGGCTCTGGACAAATGCAAAGCGCAGGGCGTTGCTCGTTGGATCATGGGGAAATTCGATCCCCTCATACAAACCCGCCGCCGCTGTAAAGCAGGTTTTACGCAGGCTGTGAGTAGAATAGCGGTCCCCTTCCTGCACAACTCCCGCCGCGTCTGCGGCCTCCCGGATGATCTTGGCAGCCATCTGTTTCGTTAGCTGCGTCTCAGTCCACATATGAATTACTCCATCGTCATCCTCTGCGGAGCGGACGCAATTTCGCTTCCGCTTCCCCTGACTGGAAAACATGGCGCATTCCGGATCAGGAGGCTCTGAAAAGCTCTGATAGTAAAGACCAATCGCCGTTCCTGCCGCATCATTGATATGTACGGTACGGGAGTGCTGATTCTTTCTCTCAATTTTATAGGTGGATTTCTTTACGCTTCCATCGTGGTTCAATACGCGCTGCCATGTAAATTCCATCAGATCTGAGATACGGAACCCGAAATTGCAGCCCATTACAAAGAGGCAGACGTTGCGCATATTGCCTGTGGACAGCAGATAGGAGACCACCTTATCAATATCCGAAAGGCTTCGGAAGGCCATTACTCCTTTTTGGATTTCCTTCATCGCCTCAGCGGCTTCAAAGGCGTCTTCCCAAGGATATACGAGCTTTTTTCTCCGGATTTCCGGCGGACTTTCCGTTATCGGCAAAGCCAAAGCGGTGCTTTGCATGAATATCCCTCCTAAAAGCTTTATACCTATTTCGATATCCCTAGTGATGTGATTTCAAAACTGGTAACTATTCCATTTTCCATGTCTTTCACAAGACACTCTATTCCGCCATAATAAATATTGGCATCAAAAAACACTTCGCAAATCTGGTAATCTTCGTTCCATAAAGCAGATGGCGTGTTACCAGACGTGCAACCAATTACAGCTCCATCTAAATACATACCATTATCTCGATATAATACAGGAAGCTTACCGTGCAAAGAGGAAATTGCCTGCTCGACCGCCTGTTTTGAATAAACAACACCGTTTTCATCTGGATGATCAAATGGGAATCTTAATACAATTTGCATTTTTATGTTTTTTTGTCTCATAAAATTAACCTCTTATAGATATTCCGGCTCTATTGGCGTCGTATCGGCATCCTGAACACAGCACACAACAAGATCAACAAAGTCGTCGTCGTCACAAGACATCAACAGACGAATTAACTTTCGCGCGGTTGCCGCAATCTCCTGTTTCTCTTCCAATTTCATACTACATCATCCTCCGTTTTACCTAACAATTGGACTTTATCATGCTCAAATACAGCTTTGACATAAAATCAAACCTCATTTTGAAAGAACTCATCAAAGCCACAATGCACAATCCGGTCTGTGTAATCCTCAAAACTGACATTTCCCCACACCCTTGTGATAATCTGCGGACCCGGACAGTCCCCTTCGTCATCGCAGTATTCAATCAGCGCAAGAGGCGCATCGTCGTCCAGATCCCGCCGGCGCAGATCGATATAGATGCCGGGGTGTGACACGTCAAACGACGCTTTGATAACAATATCTCCAATCGGGGTTGCAACAATCGATTCCATTATCCCTTCACCTCCAGCTCTTCAACGCTCCACGACCACGAATAGTCACCGGCAAGCGGACGTCCGTACCAGCCAAATGTAACCAGTTCGTCGCACTCCTCGCAAAGGTCGGGATGAAATTTCATATCGTATTCCGCTTTTATCTGCCGCTTTCCCGTTTCCGCCAGTTCGTGCATTTTTCTAATGGCGTCTTCTTTGTTCCGGTAAGCGTAGGACAGCTCATATCCGTAGGCGTCTTCATCTTTCCAGCGGTGAAGAATCACGTAAACCTTATCAGATGCATACTGCTCTAAAAGTCGGGCGGCAGCATGATATCCGTCACGATAAAGAACATCAATAATTTCCTGATTTGTCATCTGTTATCTCCTTTTTTCGACATTCATCCGCTGTATTTTTCCAAAATAATACATAAATTATCAAGCAAAGAATCAATCTTTTCTCTGTCTGCAGAGGGGATCCGGTCAGTTTCCAACGATTCCCTTAACCTATCTAACAGGTCTATATAAGTTTCTTCTTTTGATGTTTGATCTTGACGATCAGCACAACACATACCAACCTTATCTGCAATATTATCCGCAATTTCCTGCATCGTCATCGGCTTGCTGGTAAAGCAAACCATAATGACGGCAGGATCAAAATACTGTGTCCATGAATTAAGTCCTAAGCTGACGTGGTAATCTGTAAACACCTCCCCAGTACTGTAATTGTAGCTAATCTGAATATACTGGCCAAAATAATATCCCTGAAGCGATTTCGTTTCTTCCGCAGCTCTTTTGAGTCCCAGCATTTTGTACCCGTGTGTATTAAGCATTTAACTTCTCCCCGTTTCTTTTTGAAAAATGGCGCAAAAATACCCGCACATTTCGATGTGGATGGATTTCATCTGATTCAGCGGGCCAACGCCAAATCATGACTTACTCTGATTTTTAAGCTGGGATGCAATTTCTTTATCGTATTCCTCCCGCTTATCCGCAACAATCTGCCGGAAGAAATCAGAAAATCCTTTCCCTGAAAGCCGTTCTGGCGCATCTTCAATCCCGTCGCACCACTGGCGGCAGGCTTCATCCAGAAGAATATCTGTGATAGTTTCTGAGCCCATTATCCGTACACCACCTCTCCAAAAATTGCGTACTGGACGATCTCATCTGCACATCCGCCGTCGATTTTGCAGCAGTCCACCTCTCCATTCTCCACCGCACTGTACTGATCGCCTCCGTTTTCCAGCCAGAGCTTGAAACCGTTCAGGAATTTCTCCAGATTCAGTTCCCATTTATCATCGCCTTCCGCATCATGGAGAATAAGGGCGCCTCCTCTGGCGATTTGCTCATGACCCCAATCGGCGCATCGCTTTTCTTCGACTACCTCTGCTTCAGAGCACCAATAGTTAATTCCCCCTTCGAGAGCAGAAGCCATGATATCATCGATATTTTCAATGGTCAGATTTGCTGCGATCTCTGCCCGAACCGTAAAAACTTTCTGCTTGCCCATGTCGTTACGCTCCTTCACAGACAAAGTAAATTTGTCCTAAACTCCTCAAATAGCAGTAGTTTACAATGTTTTCATCAAGATGCAAACCGATCCGTTCTATGATTTCATCCTCATCATAACCGGTATCTGAACCGCTGCTATACATCGACAAAACGGGATAATCGTGCTCAATTTCAAGAGTGGAATCATCCAGAAGCTCCTGCATTACCTCGGTAAAATCCTCTTCCCGGATCAAGTATGCCTTACATTTGAAGAATCTATAGTCCTTAGAACCTTCCATCTCACATCTCCTCCAATACGCCCCACGCAGTCATCATGGATTCCAGATTTGTCTGCAGCTCTCCGTAATCCAATCCGTAAATAATGGCATCGTTCTCGTCTTCCCTGTCGTCGTTGGGAATTTCAATCCCCTTTTCCTCCAGAAAATCCTCAAAGATATCAATAATCTGTCCGATAAACTCGGCTCTGTCATTTGTTTTAACCATTGTTATCCTCCAATTTCAAAATCATAAGGGCTGATATTTTCATATACCCAGCCAACCCCTTTGGAATGACGAGCATCAATCCAATAAAACCAGTCGTCCTGTGTAAATTCCCCAACAGGGAAACCCCTCCAGGGCTGACCCAAGACCAGATCGCCATCTTCGTCTTCATCCCATGCGATATCGACGTTTTCACGCCACAGGTTTTCGACCTCCGCATCGCTGAAAGTCCTGCCTGAAGCATAAACCTTGTGGATGCAGTCTTTGCAGCTCTCTGATCGGCAGGAATAACAGGGGCTCGTTACCGTTTGATACGGCATCTATGCCACCTCATCTTTCAGTTCACAAATTTCCTTTACCGTATCCCTCCATGCACTGCCGCACATGCCGTAAACATTCTCAATGCTGTATCCGGGGCCGGCGCCGTCCGGCAATGCGGAATAAATATACTTGATCGGAACCCTCACATCCTTTTCAAGTTCCACTTCAAGAACGCTCCCGCCGCCGCTCCAATAATCATATAAACCGCACATCGTTTCTTTTCCCAGAATAATATCACCGCATTCTGGATTCTTACTGGCATCATAATTGCGGCCGTTGCGGTCCTGAAGCTTAATCAGCCGGTTCAGGCGCATCAGCGTTTCAAAATCCATTTTGACAAGGAAAGTAACCACCTGCATATGAGACGCCATGTTTGCCATCTCTACCCGCATACTCTGCAAAAAGCCTTTTGGATTTGCCATATCGCCTTCATCAAGAGCCTTACGGAGTTGCTCCTCCGTATATCCCTGCGTCTCTGCGAGCCACACAATCCCGGCCTTTTCATCAATCGGATCTCCTGCGTCCCCGCCATAATAGCAGGGATAGTGAGCGTTCAGGGTAAAATCATAGTTTCCGTCTCCCGTATCAATCATGATATTAACGCAGAATTCCTGCTTCAGATAATGATCATACGGAGGCTGAAACACTACATACTCACGCAGAAGATCAATAAGTTCCTCGTCTTCTTCATCTGTAAATCCTTCCGGGAACGGTCCGTCATCACCGGTAAACGCTTCTCTTGCATCAGATTCCAGCTCGCCTTCCATGTCAGAAATCGTATAAAGATAGCATTCGTCAATGTAATCATAAAAGGCGGCTTCAGTATCTGCGTCTCTCAGGATTTCTCCGGCGCTCTTCACTGACATCTCATCTCGGTAGTCCGCATAGATTTCTTCAATATATGTACCATCCGGCTGCTTCTGGAACGAATACATCCTCTGTTCCAGAAAATCTTCCACAGCAATTTGCATTTTACTTTTATTGGTGTTCATCATACCTCTCCTTCAATTCAAGTAAAGCATCTTCATCTTCTTCGTCCCACTGATCTAAAATACATTCCGGATGCTCCCACGAACACAGAGCAAAAACGATTTCGGCCTTGATTTCATCGCCGTCACACAGATCAATAAAGTCATTTTTGGTATAGCAGTCATCCGGATCTCCCCCGTTGTTTTCAGGGATATAACAAACCCCGTCTGGATCGCTTTCCCACGCATCATAGCTTTTCATATATGAAATCAACAATCTTCCTCCTTCCCCGCAGTGCAGAAGAAATCGTCATTTACAAATGAAACACCGCTGAACTCATCATATACTTCTTGATCTGTTACCTCATGGTCTGCATAGATTTTGCCTTCGTCAAGCCATTGCCAGTAAAGGGCATCGCGCAGCTCTTCAAGCTGATCCAGAGTTAGTTCATATAATTCCATCTGTCAAAACCTCCCTTATAACGGCTCGTCCTCCCAATATTCCGGATTCGTAATTTCCTGGCCGAACAGGTTATACCACTGTCCACATTTCGGGCATTCACATGCACCAAGGTATTGATTATAAAGCTCAACTTCTGCTCCGCAGGAACATATCCCATGAGCATTGTCACGCACCCTAAACTTTTGTGGGACTACTTTATTGAACCTAACAAACCGCTCTGGGTGCTCCATACAATAGTGATAATTCTCATGGGCTGCCGGATTCTGTTCCTCACCTTCCAAAAGGTTCCCGTCTTTATCGCAGGGAAATCCAAATCCATTTCCGCAACCGTCATCGAAAGTCAACTCGTAGGTTGTCTCAACCCGATATTCAGATGGCATATAACCTTTTAGCATTTTCGTCCTCCATATATCATTCTGCGCTCCGGCCCTCTGCCGGGCACAGCATTGCTGCTGTACCCGCCGAAAGGAGCGGATAAGGATGACCAGTCCTTACCCGGCACAAGGCCGGAACCATTTGATTTACTATTCATTATCAAAATTTACGAACCGCTCCACGGCTTCAAACACTGTATCTCCATCTACACAGTTATCAATATAATCCGTTAAAACTTCAATAATCTCGCCTTTTGCAGCGAGAATGTCAGACCAATGTGAATCTTCATCCCATCGCATTTCTACCTCTCCCCAGAGCACTTCCCGGAATACCTCTCCGGAAAGTTCATAAGCCTCACGCTCGGTGAGAAATGTTTTGCCTGACGTTGATTCAATAACCCAGAGACCATCTTCGTGCGTAATCTTCATCCCTGTCCCTCCCTGTACTTTTTTCTCATCATACCGGCCACCACAATTAAATTAGGACCGCCCTCACACATCCCTCGTTCCAATTCTACACAGGCGCTCTTTGGAGATGAGGGATATCCGAATTCCCACAGGGTTTCATTCCAATCAATGAGGATCTGACCATGTGGATTTCGGTAAACCACGTACTCTTTTACAGGACAATTACCCATTCTATTCACCTCACATATCAACTTGTACTGCGATTAGATTCCAGTTTTCAAAATTGGAAAGCCAAATCTTCCATACAGTGCCGTCGTCCCGGATAACAAGAGCCTCGCCATAGGTTTTATTGGGGCACAAAACCCGGCAGATATGCCCGGAGCATTGCTTTTCCTCAGTCCCAAAATACGGGTTTACAGACCTGATAACCTCTCCAAGTCTCACATATGTATTCCATGCTGCGTTTCGGTGTCGGAAGTAAAACGGCATTTTTGAAAGCGCGAGATTTTCATCGGGACCGCGATTTTTCATGGATATCATAATTATCAAACCCCTTCTGTTAATATCCAATCACCTCCCCGATGCGTTTGCCCTCACATCAATGCGATCCCGCTGTCCGTCTCCTCACAGGCCCGGTTGATGGACGCGTCAAGATCGGTCTCCAGTTCTGTTACCAGGTTCCACAGGGTGTGCCCCATCTCCTGATGGATGTCTACATCCTGCTCTGACAACCATTGATCCCGCATCATCTCCAGCGGGTTTTCAACCTGCAGCAGACGCTCCAATTCCTCCTGCTGGTACCGGTCGCCAAAGACACGGAAGGTCTCGCAGACCACCTTTGCGGCGGCGATCTCCTCCGCCCGGTCGATGAGCTGCGACGGCGTGAGACATAGCAGTTCCGACTGGTACTCCCGCATATTCTGGTCAAATTTTTCCTG